AGACGTAAAATCTGTCACACTAGAAACGTTGTCGGTTCGAATCCGACTGCCCGCACCAAACAATAACAGGGTATAGCTCAGTTGGTAGAGTGCCACATTTGGAGTGTGGAAGTCGCAAGTTCGAACCTTGCTACCCTGACCAGTTTAGCTGCTTTAGCTCAGTTGGTAGAGCGATCGCCTTGTAAGCGATAGGTCACAAGTTCAAGTCTTGTAAGCAGCACCAAATTGAAAGCGAGTTGATGAGCCAAACTAAGCACAATAAACTATTGACATTACATCATTGGTTAGATAGAACTGGTGTTGGTCAGTGGCTAGGAATGCTGACTATGATGCTGATGTTGACAATCTTATTCAAGGTGGTGATACCATGGTTAAACGTGTAGAAGCTTTCAAGGCTGAGGACGGATCGTTGCATGAAACTGAGAATGACGCTAAGTTGCGTAATTTGATTAACGCTATCTCAACACGCACTGCCTATGATTTAAGGTCAGCTTTGCAAGGTGCTTTCGAAACGAACCGTAGCAACATCATCATGCAGATTGAAAAAGATTGGGTGTTGACAAAGCCAACTCTCGCTGTATGATGCAATCGCTGGGTAACGTCCTGCCCGGTCTTTCTGCCCTCCTGACTTCACCCTTCGATGTATGATTGCATCGAAGGGTTTTTCTTGTTATGTATACGGAATGCCTTTTGGTTACCCTGATACGTTCACAGCATGGCCAGCACAACAGCCGCAGCGCGAGTTGCCTGATTACGCTGATGACGCAAAATTAAAGCAGGCTTTCGCTATCGAGCTTGCTAAAGGTGCTTCGCCGTTTGACGCTGCTTTGATTGTGGCAGAGAACCATACGAACAAGGCTCTTTGGATAAGCGTCAATTGGGTGAAGGACGTAAGCGTTATCGCCCAACGCGATGCCTACATTGAAGCCAACAAGAAGGTTGAAAAACCTCTTGACAGAGACGGACTTTTAGCGAAGATCATGGCGATTGTAGACGCTCGTGACGAATACAATCGACCGCTTGTAGAAGCTAAGGATAGGATCACTGCGTTAAAACTCTACTCAGATATTCTTGGCTTTACAGGTAAGGTAGAGAATAACAACACTGTGAATAATAGCTTTGCTAACAAGACTGTCAATCTTGTCATGGTCCGTCCTGATGATCGTTCGACAACAATTGACCAGTCTCCAAATACCAAATCTGAAATCATAAATGAAAAACCACTTTTGACCAACATTAAGTTGGTCAAAGCCTCATAACTCATGGAGTTGACAATGAAGTCTCGTGTCCTTGCTTTTGCTTTGCTTGCTCTTGGTTTCGGTTCGTCTGCGGCATTCGGTCAAGCGTTCCCGAACTATCCGACGCTTAACGTTCCTGCTGATACGCAGTGCCTCGCGTATGGTAACAATGGCCGCTGTACGTCTTGGCGTCCTGCTGGTCCTACTGCGCTGACTGGTGACGAAACCATTCCGGCTGATACTAATGCTGCCAATGGTGCTAATCCTCAGACTATCCGCATTCCCGTGACTGGTGTTGGCGGCGGTAAGCTTGTTGTGGCTGTGCCTGTGACGACTGACATTATCAACGTCGATGCTCAGACACGTCAACTGATTGTCAATCCGGCTGGCACTATTGCTGCGCTGACTGTCAATCTTCCAGCCGCTTCGGCTACCATGGTTAACGGCCAGCGGGTTGGTCTTTGCGGTACTCAGATTGTCACTGCTCTGACAATGGGCGCTGGCACTGGCAACAGCTTTGGTAGCACTGTCACCAGCCAAGCCATGCTGGTCCCTGTTGTCACTGGCGCTGCTTCCTGCATGGAGTGGATTTACAGCAAGACTAGCGCAACCGCTGGTGTTTGGTTCCGTACTCAGTAATTCAATTCTAACTGGAAAGGATTACGGATATGTATCCAAGCACACGAGTAGGTCAGTACACACCTAGCAAGCAGCTAGTTAGCGGTGCTGACATCAATAGCATTAACAATCAAATCAGCGGCGCTGTCGATGGTCTGGTTGCGAAAGCTGGTGGTGGTAAAGCTGGCGCTACTCCGCTCACTGCTCACGTTAACACTATTGCTACAGCCGCTACGGCGGCTGATAGCGTCATCTTGCCGAAAGGCTTTGCTGGCGCTGAAGTGTGGGTGATTAACGATGGTGCGGAAGCTGTCCAAGTTTTTGGTCTTGACAACGACACCATCAACGGCGTGGCGACTGGAACTGGTGTTTCTGTCGCTGCTGCGTCTAAAACCATCTTCAAGTGCAACAAAGCTTCACCGCCTGTTAGCTCTGGTGGTACTGGCGTTTCTAACTGGGTTACCAAGTAATCAATCGACCGTGCCTGCTAATTGTGGGCACGGTCTTTTTGCAGGTGGATCATGAAAAAGCTGTTCCTTTCTTTAATCGTGCTGATGCTTCCGACATTAGCATTTGCGCAAAACAATCCTCGCAATCCATGCTATTATCTAACACCAAATAGCACAAACTGTCAACCAGTATCACCAACTACTCCGCTTCCTGTTGTAGCTAGCCAATATCCTATAAACGCAACACCGATCAGCGGAAATGCCACCGGAACCAGGGATGCAGTCGTCGGAACGCTCGCTGGCGCAGCCGCTAAGACAACTCATATTTGCGGTTTTAGCGTGTCGGCTATTGGCGGTACAGCTTCAGTTGGCCCGATTGCAATTGCTGGTTTAGTCGGAGCATCGCAAGTATATCAGCTTGCTAGTTCGGCTAGTGGAACGACGTTGACACAAGGTTTCAGCCCATGTGTACCAGCATCCGCAGTTAACACTCCGATTACAATTACTACAACCGCTAATGGTACAGCTACAGCAGTCAGCGTGAATAGCTGGGGTTATCAGCAGTAATAACTATGACCACTGAAGCTGCTAACATCGAGTTTATCGACAAGCTAGGTTTTCTAGTATTCGAGAGTGCTCGCTTTAAAGTAGCTTATGGTGGCCGAGGAAGCGGTAAGACTGAGGGTGCTGCGTTAGCTTTAGTGCTGCTATCGGGTGCGAAGAAGTTACGTATTCTTTGCGCTCGTGAGCTTCAAAATTCAATCGATGAAAGCTCTAAAGCTACACTAGAAGCGTGGATTATTCAGTTAGGTTTAGAAGACGAATTTGACATACAGCATAAGAAGATTGTCAATAAGCGTACAGGCAGTGAGTTTTTATTTTATGGTCTTCGCTACAACATTAACAAGCTGAAGTCTCTAGGTCGTATCGATATTGTCTGGATTGACGAAGCTGGCCCAGTCTCAAAAACAGTCTGGGATAAGCTGGAACCGACTATTCGCGGTCGTAGCTCTTTCGAAGCTGACCAAGGTGGACCTTTTGGTGTTGGCCCTGAGATATGGGTAACATTCAATCCTGAGCTTGATACTGACGAAACCTATAAGCGTTTCGTGCTCAAGAAAGATTTGTTCTATCCAGACAATGTAGTTGTCGATGCTGATGGCGACGTACTGCTTACCAATGATGGTAAGTTTGTTCAAGAGTTACATGAACATCCGTCTGCCCACAAAAAGATACGTTACGCGATAGTATGCAAGATCAATTGGCAAGACAATAAATTCTTTCCGCCTGATTTGCGTATGCAAATGTCGGTGATGCAAAAGGCCGATCCGACACGCTATTTAGAGATTTGGGAAGGTCATACAAAGCAAGTTGTAGACGGTGCGATTTACGCCGAAGAACTTCGCTCTGTGCTTAAGGAAGGTCGCAGAGGCAAAGTCCCTTACGATCCGAGCAAGCCAGTCTATACGTTTTGGGATTTAGGCCATAGCGATAAGACTGCTATATGGTTTATCCAACGCGCTGGGATGTATTATAACATCATCAACTATTACGAGAATAGACTACAAAAGTTGGAACATTATCTAATTCATATGCGCGAGCTTGGCTATAACTATGGGCGAGTTTACCAGCCGCATGACGCAGATAACGAAACACTAGCTTCGCGCTCGATTTCCAAACTCACACGTGATGCTGGCTTTGAGGTGACTGTTGTTCAAAGACCATCAAAGAAAGCTGTTGGTATTAATGCCGCGCGGCAAGTGCTTCCGCTCTGCAACTTCGATGAAGCAAACACGTCTGACGGTTGGCAATGTCTCTCTAGATACGCTTACAAGGTAGATGAAGACACTGGACAGTTTAGCAGAGAACCTGCGCACGATACACCATGGTCGCACGGTGCTGACGCTTTCCAAACATTCGCACTATCGCTCAAAACTGAGCAAGATGCTAAGAAACCTAAACGTTCACCAAATAACATAATCAAAGTCATTCCACCTAGAAATTCGTGGATGGGAGCAGTTTAATGGATAACCCGGATCAATTTCTAAGTGCTGAAGACAAGATTATTGCTGAAGCGAAAAAGCGTTTCTCTGCTTGCGAGCAATGGGAAGCTTTGGCGCGAGTTAATTTCGATTACGATTACAAATTCGCAAATGGTGATAGTACGAATAACTATCAATGGGACACTTGGGTTATGGCTGACAGGCAGGATAGGCCATGCCTGACCATCAACAAGACGCAGCAGCATAATCTTCAAATCATCAATGATGGTAAGCAGAATAAACCGGGTGTGAGCATTCGCCCTGTTGGTGAAGACGTGTCTTATGACGCTGCTCAAATCTATATGGAGATTGTTCGGCATATTGAGTACGTTTCGAACGCTGAAAATGCTTACGATCATGCTTCAGAGTTTCAAGTTGAAGCTGGTTGGGGTTGCTGGCGTGTGACAACAGATTATGTTGACGATAGGTCGTTCGATCAGGAAATTTATATCAAGCGGATTAAGGACCCTCGCTCAGTCTATATCGATCCTGATTGCAACGAAGTCGATAATTCTGATGCTCGCTTCGCGTTCGTGTTTAGCGATATTCCACGAGATTTGTACGAAGCTGAATATCCAGAGCACGCTGATGTTGGTGGAAGTGCAGTTTTTTCAAATACTGGTGATGGTTGGTTTGGTCCTGACCACGTAAGGGTGTGTGAGTATTTTAAAGCGTCTGATAAAAAAGACAAGTTTGTCTGGTTTGTGTTACCAGAGACACAAGAGGAAATCGAAAGCTTCTGGTCTGAATTAGAACCAGAAGGTAAAGAGATATTCAAAGCGATCAAGGAAGCTGAAAAGGAAATCCCGGCTCAGTTTCGCACGTACAAAGAGCGCGATGTTGTTCGTAAGGAAATTCACTGGTACAAGATTGCTGGCAACGTCATCATCGATGAGCGCCCGTGGCCCGGTAAGTACATTCCTATCATCAAGATTGTGGGTAAAGAAAACATCATCGATGGTCAGCTTGACATTAAAGGTCATACGCGAGCACTGCTTGATCCGCAGCGCATTTACAACATTAACGCTAGCGCGAATGTTGAATATGGAGCTTTGCAAACAAAGTCTCCGTTGACTGCTCCTGTTGAAGCTATCGAAGGTTTAGAAGAATATTATCGTACTGCGAACGTCAACAATGCTGCTATACTTCCTTATAATCAATACAATGAGGAAGGTAAGAAGCTAGACGCCCCACAGCGATTAAACCCGCCAGTTTCGTCACCTGCGTATGTGCAAGCTATGCAAATTGCACAGAACGAGATGATGATGGTCACTGGTCAATACCAAGCTCAAATGGGTGAGAATGAGAACGCCAAGTCTGGTATAGCTATTCAGCAGCGTCAACGTCAAGGCGATAGGGCTACATTTCATTTCTTAGACAATCAGAGTATCGGCATTCGTTATACTGGTAAAATACTCATTGATCTTATTCCTAAGATTTACGATACGAAACGAGTGTTTGAAATCGAAGCGTCTGATGGCTCTTTGATGGAGATTACTCTTGATCCAAATGCAGACGAAGCGTTAACTAAGCTTCCAAACGAAAACGAAGATGTTACAGCACAGCAGAGGATCAGATATATCTTTAATCCGAATGTCGGCAAATATGCTGTGCAGAGCGATATTGGTCCTAATTTTGCTACACGTCGTCAAGAAGCATTTAATGCACTTACTCAAATCGCAGCGCAGAACAAAGAGTTCATGAACGTCGCTGGCGATATTCTTTGGAAGGTTGCCGACTTCCCTGAAGCTCAAGTGCTGGCACAGCGTTGGAGACGCATCATTCCTCCGAACATACTTGGCGATGCGAGC